GCGGGTTAATGCCGATTACCGATCCGGCAGAGTCGTCATACAAAAGAATTTGGTTTCGTCCGAATACCACTAAGTTGGCGCCGTTGGCCGCGATGCCTTGTACTGAGTCAGTGCCTCTAGTCCAAACGCTCGCGACGTTAAGCGAGCCTGCACCTGTAGAACCCCACGCCGTGTAATCGAGGAGGTCGCAGTACTTAATGGTTTGGTTATCGCTGTCTAAGATCCACAGGCGGCCAAAAGCAGCCACCCCACAACCACCAGTAGGCAGCGTGCCGGAACTGGTAGTAATCGTAGCAAACGTCCCTGAACCCGTATAACGTATCGGGCCTTGTCCGGCCTGGACACCGATACACACGTTGTTAAACGTAAGGAACTGCCAATTAGCGGACGCGGGGACTACTGCTCCGGTAATGTCTGTGAGGGTTGCGGTGCCTGAGTACAGCTTGGTACTTGCTGCGGAGATGATTTGCACTACTCCGGCAGCAGTACGGAACTCGTATAGTGATTGAACGGCAGGCGCGCCGCCGATTGCGGAGCCTGTGAGCGCTGTCCACCCGTTCCGTGCAGCCAACCGGCCAGAAGCGTCAAATATTGCATTCTGTAGTTCCGTCGCGAACTGCGGGTTAATCTCCGTGCTAGCCGCTTGAGCTTTGTTCAAGCCCATAAAGCCGGGAGTTATTAACGGGACTGGCTGTAACTGATCCGCCATATAGCTAGTCGTAATATCCGGCAGTCAGAGTACCTACCCCACCGCCTTCCAAGTTTTGAAGCATTGAATACGCCTCTTCGCCGCTTTCGTCCCGCTCTATGGCGCGCTGCAACTCTTGGTCGTGCCTGTCTTTGTACAAGCTGGAGCGCTCTGACAGTTCCTCGCCCCTTTCTTCCATAGCAATATAAGTCGCAAAGCTGACGACAGGGCGCCACGGGACAAGAAGTATTTCCGTACCGGATGTGAACTCATCTTGCGGAGCTTTCATGCGGATAGTTATCTGCCTTCCGCCGATTGGCGCACCAAGCAAATAAAAAAACGCACTGCTTCCACCTGAAGGGCCTGAATTCCCGTAGGTGTAAGCGAATGCGTTTGGCTGTACCGGAGCTTGGTTAGCTAGGTAGAGGTTGTAGGCGTAATTTGTTTCTGAAGTCTTTCTAGTAAGACGAATCAACCCGCCAGATGCGGCTGTAGTCGTGTCGTACACCGACCAATTACCTAGCTCGTCTCGGCAAATCTCGGCTTGATCAGTGGGCCACAAGCCGCTAGATGAAGTCACAACGGGAGTAGTTGCAGTGCTTGCTATGTTGTATGTCACTTGGCTGGTTACAGTGGTGAACTGATAAATGGTGTCCAGCACTTTCCACCGCCAAGCGGCTTCTACTTTCTCTTTCGCTTGATTGATAAATTCAAGTATTAGCTGCGAATAAACCGCAGAGAAGTCTGTGACTGGCTGCTCACGTAGGTTCGTAAGAACTTTATTGACCAACTGCAATGAGGTTTTTTGCGACATGAAAACCTAGAATTAGCGAAGCGGAGAAACCTAAAGACAGTCCCCTTGTTTCCAAAGGGACTGCACTCTTAGGTCACTTACACGCCACCCGAATAGGTGTCTGCAAGCGAATCAAATGGATTACGCCGGGACGTAGAGCAAACGACCACGGTCAAGGGCTAACGTGTTTTCCGTACGGACCACAGCCGCGCCGAAAGCGCAGTCAGCAACCAGAACGTCAGACAAAAATTCCAACTTGTACTGCGACTGAACGCGCGGCATGATTTGGTTCACCAGGATCATGGAATCCTTGTGAGCGATCATCACAGCTCGATAAGCAGTCGTAGCGTTGGTCGCAAGCACAGTCGGGCTGTTACTGGAAACAAACACGGGCATGCCGTACATGTCACCAATCTTGCCATTCCGGATGCTGTTACCCATCCCAACCTCACCGACAAAGCTTTGCTCAGTGAACCGGCCGTTACCGAGAATGCGATTCTTTTCAACCGGAGGCAGAACCACAAAACGCTCAGTCCCAGGAACATCGTTATCGTCAAGCGACTGAATGACGCGGCGGATGCCTTGGTCCGTCAGTGCCGTGCCGTTGCCCGCGTTGGTGTTAGCCGATGGATTCCACAACGTAGTACCGTCTCCGCCGATCACAACGCCCGCATCCTGAGACGCGCCCGCGAACAAACGCGCAGTCGTCCACAGATACGAATCGATCGCAAGCGCTAGACTGTAGCCGATATCGTCCGTAATGAACTTACGATAGCTTGTGAGAAACTGCTTTTCGGCAATGTCTGGGATCTGCTTTGGCGTTGCCCAGTGCTGATTAATCGTAATCGTGAAAATGTTTTCGGTCGGAGCCGTGAACGTCAGCGCAGCACCCTGCGAACCGTAAATGTTCGTAGCGCTGGAGCGCGTCGGTGCCGGAACGTTGACAACCGAGCCCGGCTTGTCCGAGTGGTCCCACTGCGTCACATTCGACGCCACGACCACGTTCTTTTTGTAGCGAGCCGCTACGTCATCCGACCACAGCTGCGGAACAAAAGTCGCCGCAGTCGTAGTAGTAACTTGACCTGTACCAAGTGCCATTTAATTTAAATTCCTGTAAAAGAGATTAGTAGATATGTATTGTTTGTAAACTGTCTTTCGCGTTCATGCGAACGCTACTAATCCCAAAAAAGGCTGCTCTATTTGACTCGTCCTTCGGCATACGCTTTATTCATCTCTTCTTGGAATTTTGGATCATTCCATCTAGCTTGCGCGGCTTGGTCGTAGTCAATCTTCATTCGTAGTTCCATCAACTTGGCGCGGCTCCAAACCTTTTCAGTTGCCTGTGTAGCAGGAGTAGAACGTACAGAACTTGCAACTTTTTTCTGCACTTTCTTCTCTCCCTTTGGTTCTGCTAACTCTTTATGCTCAGTCCACATATCCCAAAGGGATGCTGCGGCACGAAAGTCATTGTTAGCTGCCAAGTTACCTAGCCCTGCGCGGACTTCATTCTTTTTAACCCACTCAGTAAAAGCAGGGTCTTGCATGTCGTCAGCGTAAGTTGGGTAACGAGACACAAAGTCGCGCTGTGTGATGGATCGCTCAAGATTCTCTGCTCGCTGTTCAGCGGCTTTAGCACGTTGGACGGCTTCACTAGAATCTACTGCGCTCCGAATAGCCTTTTCGGGATCGTTAAGCAGAGATTCAACCGTTACCGGCTGGCGCTCTACTTTTTGGTGTTGTGTCGTTTCTTGCTTTCCGGACTTCAAATTCAGTATTTCATCAGCCATGCGGCGAAGTGTTCCCACTTCCCGGCCTTGCTCAGTAATCTTTCTTTCACTGTGCTGATGCATCTGAATCAAATCTTCAATGCTCTTACCGGCATATTTAGCCGGAACATTGGAGGCGGTCTCCGTAGAGGTGCCCGAAGGTTCTACGAACAAGTCCAAATCGTCAGACGTGGCGCTACCAGCGCCGCTCATTTCAACAGACATGTATTAATTTCCTTTTAACCGAGAGACGTTTAGCCCGAGCGGGCGCGTCTATTTGCCGGTTTTGTGATATGCGGTCTGAACATTCGCCCATCGGTCGTAAGACGTCGGGAAGCTTGGGTCTAACCCCATCTTGCGCCAGTCAATACGTGGCGCTGCGATGAGTTTCACTGCGTTACCCTTGCAAGCTTCACAAGGCGTAGTGTTTTTTTCTGCTTGAACCATCGCTTCAAATACAAGCGAACAGTTCCGGCATTCAAAATCAAATAAACGGAGTGACATCTAGTAGTGGTCCTCTAACGGGTTGCCTTCTTCTACTTCTGGGGCTTCTAACATTTCGCGCCACTGGGCCACGAACGTGGGGAAGTCGGCTATTTGCTTAATGCCGTCGTAACGGCCTTGATGAAATCCCAACTTGTCTGGTGAGACGGTGACTAATCCAGAAAGTATTCTGGTAGTCCACCCGGCCATCTCGTCCGTTAGGAGCTTCCACCCTAAAGTTCCGAACAACGCTTCGTATGCTTCAATCTCTTGAAACTGAGCTCCTTTGCTTACTGTCATTCTTGCGGGGCGCTAGCTACGGGCTGCATTGCTTTTTTGTGCGCGATATAGTTTTTAACTACTTCGTGCATATGCCCTCGCTCTCTGTGATAGTGATCTATGTGCGCTTTAGCTGCCTCGACTTCTATTTGCCGAGCTTGATTGTCAGCCGTCTTGTGCGACGCTTGGACTTGGGCCGCTTGAATCTGTGCAGTGATAGGAACCACTTGCGCCTTAGCTTGCGTCTCTTGTGCCTTGGCTTGGTTGACGCCAACGCGCGAACTGACTTCGTCGGCTTCTGCTTTGGTTTTAGCTACGCCTGCCTCAAGTCCGGCCATTTGCAGTTCTTGTTGCTTTTGAGCAGCAGCTTGCGCGGCCGGATCAGGCTTCATGGACTTGTCAATAGCCGCAATGATTTGATCTTTCTGCGGGCCGCTGTAGTTGTCTATGATTCCCTTCAATATGATGGGGAAGGCTGGTGATTGCTGCGGAACAACGGCCAGCAAGTTGGTCATCTGCATCTGCTCAAATTCACGAGCGACGATCGACATAGTACTGTTGACAGTGAAATACGGTATTCGCGGGTATCTTTGCGGGTTCATTTTCGAATACCGCAAAATAGACTTGCGAACTAGTTGATCTAAAAAAACGTCAACAGATTGCATGGTTAGCTTGGAGCGCTTTATAAAGCTGCTAGAAGCCATGGATTGACCGGAGGCGGTGCTGTTCGCGTTAATCGGGCTAGCGGGGTCTGAGGCGCCCGTAGCCATCTGCGCGTAGCGTTCCAAGTCCGCCGACTGTTGGAAACTAGCGCCGTTCATTGTGCCGAACTGGATAGCCTGAATAATTTCATTTGGCGGTCCGTTCGTTCTGTAAATCTTGCCGGGCGTCACGTACGGATCAAACTTAGACGGCATCCGAGTAGAGTCTATGCCGACAGTCGGGTACGTAATTAACGCTAATGCGTCCATACGTGCCCGGACTTCTCCGTCTAACGCTACTTGGGAGTTAAACGCTTTTTCTACTACGCCAATACCGAAGAAACTATCGGGCGATTCGTGATGCTGGTAGGCAATAAACCCACGATCTTTAAGATCATTCTCTTGCGCGGAAAGCAGCCCTGTACCGTTGCCGATACACACGATTGCCTCTACATAATCAAACTCGTCATCTTCGTCCGAATCATCGTCCGAATCTTCCATCAAATCTTGGTTATCGTCTTTTGGCGTTTTGCCTTTCAGAAGATACTTAGGGACTTTGCCGTGATACTCAGTAAAGTAAATCCCGTCTTCAGCGTCTACCGTCTCAAGGTCCGTAGACATGGATTTGTTGAGAATGTCAGTAGCTCCATATCCGGCTACAGAACTTAAACTTTCATCGTCCCAATACTCACCAGAAGCTTGCTTTTCTTTAACAATGTGAATTGGCAGCACGGTTTCGTGTGCGCAGCCAAGAGCTTCATCTATCGTCATAGCGGCCGTGTCCATGACAAAGCTGTTAGGGGCTACAGGCTCCCAGCACAAGTACCGCGTACCGTCTAACTGAGTCGTTTCTACGGCTTTAGCGATGCCCGTTCCGTAGATACCTCCGTTATAGAACACACGCTTTAGGTCGCGTTTAATTCCGCCCGTATGAAGGTCAGCAAGCAAATTGTCTCTAACTTCTTCTTCAAGCTGCGAGTAATCAACCGGAGGTGGCTGAGGTGCGGCCGGGGGTTGTCTTTGCTGGGGTGCCGCTTGGGGAGGTGCTTGCGGGTTTGGTGGCGGATCGGACAGGACTACCCAATCCCCTCGGCCAAAAACAGCGTCCATCATCTCCGCCACAGTTTGGTCAACTGCCGACTGCGAAACTGGTGTTATGATCTTAGACCGCTCTGCCTGCTTTCCTTTGAGGCTAGGGTCCCAACGTCCACGCCATATACGGTAATAGCGAATCCAATCAGACGAATAAGTGCTATCACGCTGCGTTCGCCAGCGGTTTACTTTAGACATGATCCACGTAACTAGTTCCGGGCCTGGCTTGAAGCCTTCCCCTTCGTTACTTGAATCTGTTTTTAGTGCTTGTAAGTCTATGGTATCTGACATGTCTAGTTTATAAAGTGGACTCAGATACCCGAGATAAGATCCATCGGTTCGAACGTAGCTATCTCGCCAATGTCGTTATAATTTTGGTCGTCTAGCTGATCGATATAGGCCAGAGAATCGAGCATGTCGTCATGGGAAAGCGGGGACGGAAAGTCGTTTGCTTGCTCAATCAGCCTGCGCTGCCACGAATTGTAATCGTCTGCGTTTTCGGTGTTTAGTACTAGCCGTCCTTTCTCTAGGCGCCCTTGCAGTGCCCACCTAATGCGGTCTGCTTTGTTCTTTCCGCCGTGAGATAAATCCCACACTAGAAAGTAACGATTCATCCGTTTCATTTCGTCCGTTAGATACGGACCTACTGCGTTTTTTAAAGCGCCTTTTTCGATTCCAAGCTTGATCGGACGATACTGAGCGTAGGCACGGATGATCTGAAGCGCCGTCTCTCTAACGTCCCACTGGCCGGTAATGATTCGTTCGACGAACCATCCGCCTGGGGAACAATTCGCAACCGTGATTGCGTGCTCGTCTCTGACTTTGAGGTGCCCTTTTTTGAATCCGCCCGCGTCAGTGAATCCAGCAAGGTCAACTGAGATATAGCAGGAACCGTCACCAGGATTAGTTCCGAATTTCCACCACTCTTCCCGAAGATGCTCACCGCCTCCGCCATTGAAAGATGCGCCGTACTCTTGCCGTGCAGCAGCAGCAGACATGTTAGCGATAGCGCCTGCAACTTCTGACGCATCCAACGTTGGGTTAGCAAGAGACTCATAGTTGAACGCGGACCAATCTTTGTATGCAGCTTTGTCAGAAAGCGCATTTTGGTACAAGTCGTAAAAGTGATTTTTACCATCCGGCGTACCTATGAACAGTGCTCCGCCTTTAACGTCAGACAGCGCAGGCCGAATAATCTTTTCCCAGACATCCGGTTTCATCATGGCGTATTCGTCAAGGACGCAGTACGACAAGCCTACGCCGCGAAGAGAGTCAGGACGATCCGAGCCTTTGATAGATATTCGGCGCCCGTTCACTAGTGTGACTGTTGCCGTGTTCTCGTGGGCAGAGGCGATTAACCCGCCTTCTTTCTCGGTTTTGGCGAGAGACTTTAGAAGGTTCCACATGATCTCCTTTCCTTGGGTGAAGGTCGGAGCCACATAGTAGATTTCTTTGTCAAGAAGGCTGCGCCCAAGCGGCGTTTCTTCTTTGAGCGCTTCTAATATCAAGGTTATCGCAGCGAGGTACGTTTTCCCGAACCTTCGGCCGCAAACGGCTACTTTGAACCTAGCCGGATCGTTAAAAACTTCTTCTTGTGCGGCGTGCAGATTAAACTGCAACGCCATTAATCACGCAACGTCAGTAGTAAACGGGTATGTGGCGACTTTGTACAAGCCTGCGACACCCGTAAGACTGCCTGCAGTCGGATTCAAGAAATAGATTGTGACAACGCCCGCAGCAGTAACAACGCCAAACACTAACAAGCCAACGGGCTGCACAGCCGGGGACGACACGTCCACAATGTCACCGATCGAGGCGCCGGGGATATTGGCAAGCGTTCCGCCAGCGGTAGCTGCCGCCGCAACAGCGGTGGTGGCCGTAAGCGTAACCGAGCCGGTATTCGCTTGCTGAAAAATTCTTTGCCACTCAGTACGTGAAAGAATAGGCATTTTATTTATTCCCGCCGCTGCCGCGATTTTGCGACATTCCGGTCATGAGGTTAGAGGTAGCTGCCTTAAGAACTCGGGCGTTACCTGGAAGCTGGTTCATGGATAGGTTCTTGCTGCCAGAATCAATACCAGGTGCCTGGCCTGCAGGGATTCCGATGCTGTTAGTCTTGCTCAAGTTGTAGTAATTGACTTTGCCGTTATCGCCGCCGTCAACTCCCATACCTTCGGTAGATTTGCCTTTCGGCACGCCTGCAGTAGCCATCGTATTTATTCGTCCTCTGATTGAATTGTTCGGCCTTTGACTGCCGGAATTTGATCTAACTTACCAATGATGATTTGAATTTTATCTTTTTGAGGTTCGTCATCTTTCGCTACGCTCTTAGTGACCCAAGAACCGTAAAGCATCTTTATCATTTCTTTGTCGCCTTCTAGCGCAAGCTCAATAGCTTTGTCTAGCAGTGCGGGCATGTGGTCCTTCATCTGAGCGCGCAATTCGCTCTCGATTTGGACCTTTAGCAAAGAAACTTGGTTTTTCGAGCCTGGGGGGCGCCCTTTAGGGTTACCGCTCTGCCCTTTCTTAAAAAGGTGTTTAGGCTTACTGCTTTCAGCCGGTAATGATTCGTCGGTCATCGTGTTTAATTCGCTTCGTCTCAGAAGCGTCACTTTATCCTGTAAGGGAGTGAGGAAAAGCCGATCCGGACGTTATCCCGGCATAGTCCGCTTTGTATCGCGGGGCCTTACACTTAGGCTATCGGCTTTTAAACTTGCCTGTGCGTCACAAAGTGTGTCTGGCATTTACGCTTCCGCAACTTTTGCGTAACTAAGGATGCCGGTGGCGCCCGCGTCTTGAATTACCGAAAGAGTGTATGCCGTGTTTCCGGCAGGAAGCTTGACAACAATCGGCCCGAACTGCGCGCCGATTAGCGGATCGGTAATTACCGCGCTGGCAGGGCCTATAGAAAATCTAAAGTGACAATTGCCCGTGGCCGCTAAAATTACGTTTTCAATGCCGACCGGGAGCGTTACCGAAACGCTGGACGCGCCGAGCGTAAGCGCCCCGGAAATACACGAGCCATCGGGAAAAAAGTTGTATATGTAACCGTTTTGAATTGACATAGTTTATTTGAACCACTGACCCGAACTAAAACAGACGTAGATTCCCATCGAATTACCAGCTTGGGAGATTCCGGTAGCTGCAGGCGATCCGTTAATGGTATCCGTGCCGTTTCCAAACACTTGCATAGCGTTTGCGGAACCGTTGTAAAGAATTGCAAGAGACCCAGCAACGGCAGGACCAAGCTTTACGGAGTCGTTTGCGGTGGCTACAGTCGCCACTCGGTTAAACTGAGATGCGCTAGTCGGAGTGGCGAGGGCTTGTCCGCCACCGGCCTTAGCGGTAAGGTTGTCCAAGGCCGTCACACTAAACCCAAGGCACTGCAAGCCTGACACTTTGAGCACTGGGAACCATTGCACCCCGTCCCACACGCACGGGCCTTGGTCCGAAGTTGTCAGAACGTCATTTATGGCGTGCCCCGTAAGAGGCAACGTGGCGAACGTCCAAGTACCCGTAGGAGCATTTGGGAAAATTGGCGCTTCGTTTGTCTGTGACATTTATGTCGGACTTTTAGAAGGGGAGTAATCGTTAGCTAGCACAGCTTTTGCGCGCGAGGCTAACGCTTTCTGCCCAGCAGGACTAATCGCCCCTGAAACCGGGAGCTTTGAATACGCGGCTTTAGCAGCCGGGGCCGTAGGCCCACCATCGCTAGGCACTTTAGACATGGTTGTCTTGTGGTGCAAATGGTCATTCATTATCCGAAATCTGTTTGTCGATGGTGCTGTTGCGGTCGTTCTGCGACGACGCTTTAGCCCGGTTGAGCCAATCGCCGGTTACAGGAGTTTCGCTAGAAGCCGGTTTATCAGGCGCAGAAGGCGCAGATAGCTTGCCAGTAATAGAATCGTAAGCGTGTTTAACAAGATCCCCTACCGTGTCTTTAAAGTCCGCCACAGTGTTTACGGACCTTTCCGCTTGCCGTCGGTAAACATACCCTTTTCGGTGCTATCTTCGTCCATGCTGTCCCCTGCAGGACTTTGCTTGTTCTGGTATTGGCGAGTCCAGCGAGCTGTGACCGGGTGTCGCACCGAATCATCGCGGACCATAACCGTAGTTTCTTTTTGAGACTGCGAGTTAGTGTCTTGCTTCAAAAGCTGTTTGTCTACGTGATCGGGCGTGATCTTAGGGCGGGAGAGATACATAGTGGTTTTTGTTTTACTGACCTTTGCCGAAATGCCGCATAGGCGGTGGCGAAATGGACGAACCTGCGTGAATACCAGGCTGCACCTGGCTTTGAATTGGAGACGGGGCAATGTGCTTGCCCCACAGACGGGCTGGGGGCTGAATCGGGCTGGCCGCCCTTTCCCCGGCAGGCGGGAGGCTAGACTTGTCTGCAATCAAGTGACGCGGGATATCGCCCGTAGGCAAATCCATAGTCGGATCGGTAATCAGGCGGCTGTTAGCATTTTCAATGCTGGTAGGCTGTGCCGCCTTCACCGCATCCGCAATCATGGCCTGAAGCTGTTCCATGCTTACCGTGATTAAGGCTGGCGAATCAACATTTTGGCTTTGCTTGCCTGGTGTGGTTTCGTCGTCCTCCACAAGTCCCACTACATCCGGCGTACCTGTAATAGGAATAGTGTCAACGATCTTTTTAAGTGAAATAGTACTTTTGCGCATAGTTTGCCCGTAGGTCTATGTTGATGAGTCCGTTACCCCGCCACCTAGATTACGTCCGGTAGCCGCGACCGGATACGCCGGACGCTTGGGGATATTGGGTGCCTCGATCCGTCCTTTCGGCAGCGGCACTCCTGGGCGCGGCAATGTGATCCGCCTTTTAACCAACTTTCATGACACCCGGATATACCTAGTCCCGTCTAGTTGGAAACACAAAACCCAAGCCCTATACGACAAGCCCGAGCTTCTGTTGCTCTCGTGTGGTAGTAACTTGGGGTCCCAGTTATCGGGCTATTAGCCCTTTTTGCTTTCTTCTGGGGAAACAAGAGAATCGACTGGAGTAAACATGTCCGCTAGTTCGTCTGGCTGGCGGTACGGCAACTTGAAGCGCAAGGCACGGGAAAAGTCTAAGCGGCTGTGTTCGCCGAACTTAAAGCCCTCTTCGGTTCTGTCTATTACTTCCATAACTCTTTACTACCAACAGGGAGAATTGTACCACATTATGTATACTCAAGTCAAGTAATTATTAAAGTTTGTTTACTTGACGCATTTCTGCAATGGCTTGTGCCGCAACTTTGACAGGCATTCCCCTGTGCTTTCGTTCGTGCAAGAACCTGTGAACACGGCCAAGCTCTCGTCGCTTGCGGTCAAACTCGGCTTTGGCAGACGCAGCTTTAGCCGGATTCTCTGCCCTCCATTTACGCAAAGCTATCCTGTTGCATTCAACACAGGCTTTAGACGCAAAGTAACGGGTATTGCCGTGTCCGTGAATACACGGCTTTCCTTCATACACTTTAGACATAGCTATCCTTTAATCTTATTTAAAAACAATCTAATAGCTGTTTTCAAGTTGCTTAGGACTTGAATATACTTGCACTCTTCTGACCGACCCCTAAAGGGAGGGAAGTTATTACGGACATGTCTTAACCTCTCTTACGAGATAGTTGCGTTTTTAAGGATGCTTTCCACCGAAGTGTTTTCCCAGTCATCCGGCCGCTTGTGCGGCTCGCACTGACCTAGCCTTGGGACCTCTTGCTAGGTTATTTCTCTCACGGTTAGGCCCTCGAGCAGTGTTATCCGACAAAGGGCTTGCTGAACCGACAAAACTTTTATCAAGTCCGGGGAAGTGGCAACTACTCTCGTCCGCCCACCGCACCCGCTATTGCGGAACCCTTCTTTTATCCCGCTGGGCTAGCTGGCGGGGTACACAATATTCTATATTCACACTAGACCGAGAAGTGTACCACGCTTAGGGTGTCTGTGTCAAGTTATTGTAGTGTACAATCTGTATTACATAGGATACTTATTTTCACCTGTAAAGTTTGTTAGCTAAGCACGTTGAAATTCTTAGTATTGTTGTATTTGTACCACACCTGATACTGCCCTTCCTGCCCTGTAAAATTCAGGGGATGCCTAATTCGTACCCCCCGTTAGCGGATGCGTGTACCGCCGCCGCTGCGGGATCTCCTAGGGGGGTCCGGTGGTTCAATCGCAATTCAAATTGTTAAATCGTATTATGTAAACCGAATCGATTACCATAATAACTATGCACACTTTGCATAATAAACATTCACACTAATCTAAACTGATACACTCGAACTACATCATGTACTTGCGTGCACTGTGTGTAAATACTGGGCGCACAGCCAGCGATAGCCCTGGCTGTGCTTTGTCATAGCTGGACATAGAGCACTCTTCTTATGTCTCGTGTGGGCGCAGCGTGAATAGAGGTTTGCGGTTCACCATTCGTTGTCTCTCACTACCCCACACACTGCACTGCTACTGATCTAGTACAGATACGTCCGTATCTATAGACAGATACTCGGACCTCAACTAACAGAGCTAGTCTAGGTCCTCGTATCACAGCCTGTTATCCTTATAAAGCAGAGCTAGACAACCTCTATATCTCTTTTAGCTTTATCATTTTAGATAGCAGCATTTCCCGCAGCTCTCTGACTTGGAGCCGCAACGATGCGTTCTCTTCTTTAAGCTCAATTAAATCAGAACTAGGCCCTGTACCGATCCTAGCTCGCTTCTCTGCGTTCTTCTTGTAATTCTTTGCCCACAAGTAGAATCCTGCTCGACTGACCTTGTAGTACTTGCACAGCACGTTCACATTCTCACCGGCTAGATACCGCTTAACAGCTTCTTCTATTTGGTCAGGCGGATGCACGATCCTCCCTTTTGTCGTACGGGCATGCGCCTCGACGGCAGTATGCTCAACGGGGGGTTTGCTCTGCTTAACCATGTCAATTAACTCCGGTTTGGTTACAAACTTAAAAATAGCAACACTTCTGTCTATGAATAAACAATTAGAACCCTAACTATGAACAGTCTATTCGGTTGCAGGGCAAAACTGGATTCAACCATTCAAAGAAAGAGAGTGCTAATACTGCATTACCTGTCTAGTTGTTCTCTGTGCGCTACCGTACATACAAGATACACGAACTGTACTTTTAGTGAGAACTAATTCACATTTCTTTAAACTGTCTTGTTTGTGCAGTTTATTCACTGTACTATCTGTCCATCGACCACTAACAACTGATCGGAGACACGAAAATGAGCTACAAAATGAGCTACACGAAACTAAAAGCGATTTACTTAGCTGCGGCGCAAGTGGCCCCGACACAAGCCGAATACCAGCAGTGCATGAACTTGGTAATGTTTTACCAGCGCAAGGTGGACGCGTCATGAGCTACACGGACGCACTGGAGATTGCACTCAGCCACGCTGAAGCGCTCCAAGCGCAGCGCGACGAATTGGTCGCGGCGTTGCGCGATTGCCGGGACGCGTTAAGCCGCAACGAATTCGAGCGTGAATCGGCGCGCCGTCGCGCGGAAACCGCGCTCGCCAAGGTGACGAAATGAGCAACCCAAACGACACGCCGATTTTTGAGATCCATAGTTTGGACGGCAAAGTTTGGGTTCGCCCTTACTTGGGACAGGAAGAATTCAACGGATCGACGTATGAAACGGTGGCGGAAGCGATCACGGACCTTCCGACGCTTGCGGCCGAACTTGGGTGGACCGAGTACCGCATCACTGGCGTCGGCGACCAGGTGACGAAATGAGCAACGCGAGCTTGCGCGATTATCTGGCCGAGACGATATCCCGCGTTTATCCCCTTGAGACGATATCCGAGGTGCAATCATGAAAGGGGCGATGAAGCCCGTACTGCGCTTTATTCGGGGTTACTGGACGCTTAAAACCGACCACGGATACACGCTCTCTTTTGCTTCTCTTGAATCAGCACTGGAGGCTTTTTACCCATCATGATGATTACCAGCTACCCAAGACACGATGACAGCAAGTACCAAGTAACGGAGCACAACATAGTTACTTGCCCACCAGACTTGTGGCCGTTTATACGGCAGTGGGCTGAAAGCAAAAAACAGCAATCTAGTTACGTCCCTGCAGTACAGTTGACTAACTAGATGCGTATACACGACAAGCGGACAGTCGCATCCCTTGAGGCATGGGAAAGGGAAATAGAAGCCGAAAGGCGTGACAGTCAAGGTAAAAACGAATTAACTTTTGTACCTCCACCACCCTGCGACGGTAATCACATCAAAGACGAATCTACGGGTTTAACTTCGGACAAATGTCGCCACTATGATAAATGCCAAAATCAGATGCGGGCGTGCCGAAGCTTCTTTTTGTACGTGTCTGAAGTTGGCAGAATTTCGGATTTTTCAACGGACGAAGATACGGAGCTTGAAACATGGTACAACTCAGAAAGACTACCGACGAAGAAGTGGTACATAAGAACGTACAAACAGAAGGATTGAATCAATCTGTCGTAGGAATGGATTTCAACCCAAATGACACGCAATCTTTACGGTTAGTTAACTCAAGTCTTGTCAAGAATATAGGAGCTTTCCAAGCTGCTATAAACGAGATAGACAAGCTGCAAGCTAAAGTCAAAAATCTTGAGAATGACTTAGCCAATACAGTTAGAACGAACTTGGATTTGTTGGCTAAATTGCGGTATTACGAGAACGGGAACACCTAACTTTATGAGAATTGTTTACAGGCGTGCTGACTCTCCTATGTGGTACTGCGTAGGCTCTAGAAAGTCGTGTAAAACGACCGACAAAAAGCAAGCAGAGAAGTTCGCTAAAGCAGAGCTTAATAAAGCTTGGGAGCAAAAACAGTTAGGCCAGGTGGATTACACCTGGTCAGACCTTGTACACGCATACACAGTCGCTAAAGGCGACAAGAAATCTTTCTCAGAGGACGAACAAAAGTTTACGGTATTTGGTGAATTTCTTGGACGCAGGGATATCACCAAACTCTCGGAAATTACTACGTCGTTAGTGGCTGATTTTTCGTCACAACTCGCAACAAAGCTTGCTGGGCAAACCGTGAACGGCTATTTGATGGTAATCAACTTAATGCTCAAAGTTGGTGCACAGCGCTCTATGTTGGTGCACAAGCCTGTAATTACTCGTATGAAATGCGTTCCAAAGCACAAAGTAGGAGAAATCCCTAAAACCGCATTAGATGCGATTATAAAGGCGTTGCCCGCTGTGATGCAGGACATAGCCACCCTTGGGGCTAACACAGGTCTACGGATCTCTAATGCGTGCGGATTGCGGTGGGAATGGATCAACAAAGATAGAACCGTGATCGTTATTCCATCCAACTACACAAAGACGCAACGCGTGTACACAATTCCTCTTAACTCCGTTTCCCAAGCTGTGATATCGAAGAATGAGGGCAAAGACAAAGAACTTGTGTTTGTGAATGAGTGGGGGCGCGCTGTGACGCGCAACGCATTCCGTAATTGCTGGCAAAAAGCACGGGAAGCTGCAGGATACTCCGATTTTAGGCCGCACGACCTTCGGCACACGTTCGCATCCATTCACGTTCGTAACGGTACTCCTGATCGAATCCTAGCCGCCCTAGGTGGATGGTCAGGCACTAAGATGTTAGACAGGTACGCACATTTACGTACTGAGCATTTAGCGGAGTTCGCGGAAAACTCAAACATTAAGAGTTGATTAAAACCACTTGACAGTCTACTTCAAAAACTGTACTATCTTTCATCTCTGAGCCGCTGCTGCGGCGAAGTAAAAGTACATGCACAAAGAACCCCGGTTGGGCCGGGGTGTACAGCGGATATAACGGCGCCCCAAGGCGCCTAGATATGTATATAAATTACAGTGTACTAACTAAACAGAGGTAAAACGAATGACTTATAATGCTCAACAGCAAGGAGCCTGCGCCATGACCTACAACCCTGACACCGTGAGGTGGTACGTGTGGGATGAGGAAGGTAACCAAGAAGACGGCATGGAACTTGTGTCTGCCTCCGACTATGACGCCGTGCGCGCCGAGCGCGACGCCATCGACGCGGACCACGCGAAGCTGCTCAGGAAGTATCGGGAGCTTGAGGCAGATAACGAGCGCCTTCTGTCGCTGGTTTGCCAGTGGTCGGAAAGTTGCACCGGGCGGCACGGGTCGCAAATGCAGTGCGTCGAAACGCCGTTTGCGGAGGGTGGCTCGCAGTCGGGAAAAATAGTGTGAGTAAAGCGTACTACAACGAGAACGATCCGAAAGCTGCCGCATGGCTACGCGAATTGATCAAAGTCGGCGCCATTGCATCCGGCACTGTAGACGAACGAAGCATAGAGGACGTGACACCAAATGACCTGCGAGACTTTACCCAACACCATTTCTTCGCCGGTATCGGAGGATGGAGTTACGCCTTACGATTGGCTGGATGGCCCGACGACCGCGCCGTCTGGACCGGAAGCTGCCCATGCCAACCTTTCAGCGCGGCAGGCAAAGGCGGCGGGGTCACTGATGAGCGGCATCTATGGCCCGCGCTCCACCATCTTATCCGACTCTGCCGCCCTAGCGTCGTCTTTGGAGAGCAGGTTGCGAGCAAGGACGGCCTCGGCTGGCTCGACACTGTTCAAGCTGACTTGGAAGGTGCGGGTTACGCCTGCGGGGCGTTCGATCTGTGCGCTGCGGGCGTCGGGGCACCGCACATCCGGCAGCGGCTTTACTTCGTGGCCCACGACAACCGCAGTGGACGGCAAGCGCGGAGACAAGCCGGCGCGGCCTTGGGACACGGGGAAGCCGTTGCCGCAGATAGCTGCGCTATCTGTGTGGCCGATTCCTCGAGCCAACAACCACACCGGGATCGGGACGCGAGGCGAAGGCGGGGAGAACCTGCAGACGGCAGCGTCATGGGCCACGCCCACGGTACGGGATCACAAGCACGGGCCGAGCATCGGGACGGTGCCGACGAATGGCTTGCTGGGCCGTCACGTGTGGGCCACTGGGCCAATGCCGAATTCATCCCTTGCACAGACGGGAAAGCCCGGCCAATTGAACCCGGCACATTCCCGCTGGCTCATGGGATACCCCACCGTGTGGGACTCCTGCGGGGCTACGGGAATGCAATCGTGCCGCAAGTCGCCGCGCAGTTCGTGAGCGCCTACTTGGATTGTTCAACTGCCACAAAAAAGGCCAAGCCATGAGAGCACCCTGGATCATTCTTGCGATGCTGCTTGTGGCTCGCAGTCGGGAAAAGATTGATATGCACAGACTTACTCGAAGTGACGGGCGAGTAACCGGCTGGTCGCGCCAGGTCAGCTGCCCACGGGCGGAACTCGTCTCCTTATGACTAAAAAGACTTTACAAGAAATGGGCGTACCACTTGAGGTCGCTTCATACATTCTAAAACTCGAAACAAACCTCAGGGAAGTGCGCCGAGAAGGCCAGCACGGAAAAGCACGCCGGATCATCGACGAGGCTCTTGGGGATACTTGGGAACAAGAAAATGGTTATACGCGCATGAAAGGCGGCTATTTAAAAGTATTGGCATTAGAAAGTCGGTTGGATTATTTATTAAACAGGCTAATTGCGTCAGTTCGTGTTGATGAAAGGGCGCATACGCAATACACCATTGAGGAAGTTGTCGAGATCAAGCAGTCAATTCTTAATACTGTGGAAAAGATCACATATAGGGCTTGACACCCTATAGGGTTATATGGCCTAATAGCCTCACTAACCAAGGAGATCGAGATGAGCAAATACACCGTTGAACACTTCCCGCAATATCGTCACCCTTTCGTGGTGTGTGACAGCACCACCGGCAAGCGCCTTGAGGCGTTCAACACTCGGCAAGCCGCCGACGCCAGGGCGAAAGCCCTGGAAGCGGTATGACCGCCTTACAACTGCAACGCCTGTTAGACCGCGCTGGACTCTCACAGCGCGGCGCAGCCAAGTCTCTAGAGATCAACGAGAGGACCATGCGTAAGTACGTCTCTGGCGATTTACCAATACCCCGAACCGTGGAGTACGCCATTCAGTGGGTATGCTCTCAATCGATCACCGAAGCCAACCCCGTCACGCTGGCCGACGCCAGCAAGGGGGAATCAAATAGGCAAAAACCTTGACGAGTGCCGTACAAAAACTATACTAGACAAACTGAACAAAACACAAGGAAAAACATGGACAGGGAAATGACAGCAGCCGAAATTACAGGCACCTACAAAAATGTGACGAAGATTAAAAACCACGACGAACGTATTTCCGAAGCTATTACCGAGTGTGAAAAAGCATTTGCGGCGTACCGAGCTGCGAAGGGCATCACAGTTAAAAACGTACACGATTTGCACAGTACTTGATAAGTACTTGATACTAATAAGGCACACCAGTTTAGACAGTATTGCATGTGTACACAAGAGCAGGTTTTTCTAGTGAAACAGGCTTCTGGTTTAGCGTTTTCCACAACATAACTCTAGTTCGCTCAGTAAATTAACTAAACAAGGCACTTCCTTGATGTACAAAATCCTCACAGGAGACACGGCGAATATGGACCCTAACGACGACACAGAAGAGAACGAAGACATGCTTTCACTCGATGATTACGACTCAGGTGCAGAGCTTGATTTTGACCGCATGTCGGTCAGAAACTGGCTACTAGACAACGTGAACGATGACCTGAGCTTGGAAGAATTGATTGATTCACTCGGCGAGGATTACTAAGTGGAACCGTCCCGCTTGTTTAACTTATTTGAGTCATTAGCGCTTATCCTAGGGTGCGCCTTTATTGGCTTTGCGATCGTTAGTTTGATGGCTGTCGCCGTGTTGGGCTTAGCCTAATGGCCGCTAAAACAGAGCTACGCAAGTCTGCCGTCTTGCCTGTCCACATGGCTAACTTCCCGGCTGGAAGGATGCTGGCTAATCCTGGCGGGGCGCCGCAAGTGGTTTCAGGCGGATTCTTTGGGACGCCTCCTACCGATTTTGGGCTGTATTTTGGTTCAAACGGAGTTAATACGGCATATCCGTTTGCTAGCTTCGATTTCTTTAGGCTCACACTGTGAGCTATCCAAACGCAATTGAGTTGCTTGCAATACACACGCCTAACGGGACTACGGAGCGGCATGTATGCCCTAAATGCCTTGGCGGTATTACTAAAGAAAGTTCTTTGTCTTTGACTCGGGACGATGCTGGCGTCCTACATTGGATATGTTTTCGTGCGTCGTGCGGCTATAAAGGAGGCCCACGGGCTACGCGCCCTTTACACGCTGTAAAGCGGGTTAACGAGCCTAGAGTCTACACGCACCAGCTAGCGTCTTTGGGGCCATTCCAAGAGCGAATCATAAGTGAGAGGTTCCCGGCCATAAACACAGGGCACATTTTTTACAATACCGCGACGTATCGGTTTGTATTACCTATCCTTGGGCCTAAAATTGGGCAAATGCGGGGCTATATCGCTAAATCCCTTTCCGGGGAAACGCCTAAATCTCTTACGTATAACGAGCGACCGGCCGAGCCGTTTATTCACTTCGCGTATCCTAAAGAGAAAGCGTGTGTAGCCGTAATTGTAGAAGATTGGTTTTCGGCAGAAGCGTGCGCTAGCGCGGGCTATGTAGGTGTGTGCATAAACGGGACAAATATCAATCAATTCATTATTGACGAAGTAAAAGAATTAAATAAGTTTGTTGTGTTCGCACTAGATTCAGATGCGTTTGGAAAAGCGGTTTCTTACAAGAACAGATTCGCAGAACAATTCCAAGTCGGGTGTGCAGTAGTTAAACTAGACCGGGACTTGAAGTTTGAGACCGCCGAAAAGATTAAGGAAATAATAAATGGTGTCAGAAAAATTGCTGCTGGCTGCGATCATAAAGGACAGAAAAGCGCATGAAACAATTAGATCAATCGGAACAGAACTTAGTTTTGGCCCGATCGGTAATTCTATATACAGAACTGTTGAGAAATATTACGACACTGACCCGGACGTTAACTGTGTTGCGCGAGAATTTCTCGAAAGCTGGATTGACACAGAATTTAAGGATAACGGAAAACCTGCTAGCGCACATAGACAGTATCTCGCAGAGTTGCCGAGCGATGTATCCGCAAGATCAATTACAGAGCTTGCGCGACAAGTCCGTCAACACGTTGTCGGCACCGAACTTTCCCTCGCTCTGGCCAACGGATCAGACGAAGAAGTCACGCAAAAGCTTATCCAAGAATACCAAGCAATCAGAAACGGAGAGACCGCAACTCGAAATGTCCGAAGCGAACTGATTGACGTTCTTGATACGGCGGACTTGCTAGAGGAAAACTCAGATGTCGAATACATCAAACTTTGGCCCAAACCACTTAACGATCGTTTGGACGGCGGATGCCTAAGAGGTCACCATATCCTTTGCTTCGCGCGTCCTGAAACTGGGAAAACACTGTTTTCAATTAACCTCGTCGCCGGATTCATCGCACAAGGATTGCAAGTCCTGTATGTCGGAAACGAAGAACCCGCAGCCGATATCCGGGACAGAATCCGGGGACGGTTGCTCAAAACTTCGCGACAAAGTATTCGAAGTAACAGGGCGGGCTTTGCATCTAGGCTTGCTAGCGGACTTGCTGGCGGAGCGCGGATACTAGGAAGCTCCAGTTTCACCGAAATGCGAGCATGTCTGGCAAGCTCTGCCGAAGTTAATCCACGTAAAATGGACGTAGTAGTCATTGATCAAGTGCGGAATATGCGGCTTAGGTCAGAGGGTAGAACAGCGGAACTAGAAGCGGCTGGCATTGAAGCTAGGGCCATAGCAAAAGAGTTTAACGTTTTGGTAATCAGCATCACGCAACATCTGACTCGGCTACAGGGAAAGTCTATTTAGAAATGTCCGATGTAGACAGTAGCAAAACTGGATTACCGGCTAGCGCCGATCTAATGATAGGGCTTGGTATGGATCACACCATGCAAGCTAACGGAATGTTGGGAATTAGTCTTTGTAAAAACAAGCTTTCCGGCGATCACGCTAAATTTACTGTGTCCGTAAATTACCAGACAGGGGTTATATCGTGAGTTTGATTAAAGAGATAACCGATTTACGCTCGCGAATAGGCGATTTAAAAAAGCAGCTCACCCTACTTGAAAAGCAATGTAAGCATCCTGTGGAGGCCGTTTGTTCTGTTAAATCTAGTCACTTTCCATACAAAGACCCGCTACAGGTTTTACGTGAATGGGAAACGCACATCTGCGCCATTTGCGGAAAGCAATGGGAAACAGCGAGAGCAACTAATGTATGAGCTACCAAACGAATTGCCCCAATTCGCCGGAAGGTTACCGGCCTTTGTCAGTGACCCTAACCCTGATATTTACTTAAGTGACAATTATCTTGTCCTTGACTTTGAAACAACTTCCATCGAACACGGCACGGCTCTTGCTGGACGCAACGACTTGTTGCTTGTTTGCTGGAGTGAGCTGGACGTACGAGTACGACGGAGAGCACGAGCTGTTTGGGGAAATGAATTTAACCAGTCTGAGCTTATTGCAGCTATCGCACGTGCTAGCTTTGTTGTCGCACACAACGCAAAATTTGAATTGCAATGGCTGAGGCGATGCGGAATCGACTTAAGGAAAGTGCTTGTATATGACACCTTACTTGCGGAAAAAGTTCTTGCTGGCAATCGCAAATGGCAACTCAGTCTGGAGGCAACCTCTGCCCGGAGAGCTTTGGGCGGAAAAAGCCCAACTGCGAGCCGCCTTATTAAAGCGGGGGTATGTCCATCGGAAATACCAGTATCAATGTTGGAAGAGTACTGCGCCCAAGACGTGGCGCTTACTGAGCAAGTCTTTCTTATCCAAAGACAAGAACTTTCCTCACTCGGTTTATTGTCGGTGGCGTACTCACGGAACCTAGTGTGTCCAGTACTAGCGGATATTGAGTTTAACGGCATGTACCTTGACAGAGCCCGAGTGCCGGAAGTGTACGACGATTACGTAGGACGATACCGGGAGGCTGAAAAACGGTTTAAAGCCATCGCAGGGACAGTTAATTTCAAGTCTCCTAAGCAGCTTTCTGCATTTCTTTACGGTGACTCAGAGAATCCAGAAACTCCTAGCCTTAACTTCGCCGAGCTTACCGACAGGAAAGGCAATCCAGAGCGTACAGCGGCCGGAGGCCGGAAAACGGACAAGCACACAATACCTAAGCTGGTGGCTACTACAGACGCGCAGAAGGCTTTTAAAGCCGTTATGCACGAGATTCAAAAGCTGAAAGTGCCTGTCCAGAACTTGGAAAAGATGCAAGCAGTTATTAAGGACAACCCAAATGACCCAAGAATGTACGCCGTCTTTAATCAAGCCGTTACCGACACAGGCCGCCTCAGTTCTTCCGCAAGAAACGGGGGCATGCAGTTCCACAATTTCGACAGAAGCTTTAAAAAACTATTTAGAGCTAGGAAAGACGGCTTCATTGTTTGCGAAGCAGACGCCCCACAGCTCGAATTCCGCGTGGCAGGTTTTCTCGGAAATGACGCTACCGCAAAGAGTGATATTCAGACAGGGCTGGATGTGCACAAAGCGACCGCCGCTACTCTTGGGGTTTCAAGACAATCCGCAAAACCTTTCACTTTTAAGCCCCTATATGGAGGAAATAGCGGCACCAAAAGGGAGCTTAAGTATTTTGACTACTTCAGGAGGCGATATGACGGCATTTATCGAGAGCAATCTAGGTGGACAATGCGCGTTGCTTCAGACAAGTATCTCGTCACCCCGTGGGGAATGCGATTTTACTGGCCGGATACCGAAATCACGCAATCCGGGTACGTCACCAACACAACGCAGATTTTTAACTACCCCGTGCAATCCCTCGCGACAGCCGAAATTATCCCGCTGGCCTTGGTTTGTCTTTGGCATCTTGTCGGCCGCTTTGGCGACGATTGTTTGTTGGTCAACACGATTCACGACTCCATTATTGCAGAAATAAACCCAAAACACCTAGACGATTATACACATTGTGTAGTACACTCTTTTACGGTTGAGATATACAGTCTACTTCACAAACTGTACGGAATAAAGTTCGATTTTCCGTTAGGAGTCGGAATTAAGACGGCCCATAACTGGGGCGACACAAAAGACGAACTAAAATTCGAGCCAAGCGAGGTTCCTTTTTAAAATGCAATACAAACTAGTAATCGCACCTACACCAGACCGTCTAGAGCTTCTGGTGAATGAATTTCTAAAGTCACTCCGCGATGACTTAGGAGTGCATACGGCATTTAAATTTTTAGGCAATCCTCAAGTGTTTGGGCATGAGGAATACATCCAAGCCATAGAGGTGTATCGATAACATGGAATTTAAACTAACAAAAGAACTGGCGTCTAAAGTCCTTGAGACTATTGATGCTGGCTTGGTGACGGGGATGGGTAAACCCACCCCAGGGCAAATGTGCGTGGAGGCGGCAGTTTGCTACGCAATGGGTCTACCACACTCGGATCAACCCACGTGCGTATCGCCTGCTTTGCGGTCGCTTAAAATCGCGTTGAATGATAGCAGTTGGTCTACAAACGAAGCTCGCACGAAAGGTCTGCGGCGGCTTGGCGTTGCCCAGCTTGGGAGCAAAGACGCGCTTGACGATGCAGCTTTTAGTAAAGCGGTTTCTACGCTGGTTATTCAGAAATACGTACCTGTGGCCCTACTGGCGGCTGCATCAGTTCAAAAAAAGGCGGCCCACAAAGAAAAACTAGAAAAAGCAGCGTTGCTTTGTTCTACAGACCCATCGGAGGTTGCCGCAATTTCGGCGCGCGCCGCCGCCCCCTACGCCACCGGCGCCGCCGCCTACGCCTCCTACGCCGCCGCCAGCGCCGCCAGCGCCGCCTCCTACGCCGTCAACGCCGCCTACGCCACCGCCGCCGCCTACGCC